TTAATTCTGCCTGCTCTCTTGTGATTGTTCCTTTTTCAAAGTCGGCAACATACTTTCTGAGGTTGCTAAATTCTTTGCGGCTTAACTTGGTAATGCCTGAATTAACAGCCGTTACCGCTGTGGCTGCCTGGATAGTATAGGTCTGTTCCTTTATCTTAAAATCTGATGCAATAGGCACATCCCAAAAAGAAAACAGATACTTTAAAACTCTACTAACCGCTGCCCTTTTGTTCCGTGTAATTGAGTTAAAATAAATGTAAGCCTGCTCCATGTTCTGCTGATTGAACATTCCTGTTTCAGGCCGAACCCCTAGAAGTTCCTTAGGCATCGCGTAGTTTTCCATGATCGCAGCCATAGAAGAACTTTCTGTGTACTGCCATTGAGTATCTACGTTAGTAGGTGAAAGAGTCTTAACCATCTTATCGATGTCAAACTCTCCATCTACTTCAATTCCTAAAATACCGTTGGCACCTGTAGAACCTTTCTTCTTTCTAAGTTCTTCTATAAGATTATTACGCTCCCCGTTAGCATTAGTAGGAGGAACCGCGATAATTGTAGTAGCCATGAACCCGTTCTGTAAAGCAGATACTTTGTAAACACCGGCTTCATATTGGGTTTGGGCGTGTTCAAAAACTGGATCAAATGTTGACTTAGGATACTGACCTTCTTCAGGAGTCCAATAAAATATTTGGCCTTTGTAGTTTTCAATACCATCGCAGTCGGCTATTTCCTGAGCTACTACTTCTGGATCAGGATTAAAAATATGATAAGACACTACCGTTCTAGTGGTTTGCTGTGCCTTCATGTGATCTTGCTCCCAGTTAGTAGAGTATTTGATTTCATCTACTCTACCGCTTTCGTCTGCCAGCCCAAGCCGGCAATACTCAAAAGGAATGTGGTTGATTGAAGCTATCCGATAATTAAGATTATACTGAACGTGAAAAGCACAAGCCTCATACTTAGAATAAGTCTTTGAAGCCTGATTGAGTAAATCCCTTAGCGTTCCACCGTATTCGCCTTTATCGTTTACTATCTGAATGTTTAAATTCTGATCCTCAAAACCATCACCGTTAATAAAGTCAGACAAAACCATCAACGCACCCTTCAAAGTGTAGGACCTTGAAATAGTCTCCTCACATCTTTGCGGGTATAGGTTATCCCTGTCGTACCCTTGAACGTGATCGAAGTTATCGACTACTGTGGGTACTCTCTTTAAAAGCGGTTTCTGTTTTTCGTATAGGATCATTTACCTTTCTTTTCTTCCTTCACTTCCTCAAAAATGAATAAGTCAGATAGATTAGGGTGAACCTCTACAATTCTTTTAGCAAGTTCCTCCGTAATGTTCCCTTCGTTGATTTGTCCGAATCCTTTGATGTTCAAAGAGATTCCTGATTGTTTAAACTTTACCATACTATGCTTCAAATAAAATGTCGTAACTAAGTGTAACCGCTGTGGCTGGGGCCGCTAAGAATAAAGCGGATATGTTCTCGTTTGTTCCAAACAAACTAATGTCTACATCAAAAGAAACGATATTGGGAATACCCGCTGCCGCTGCTGTTGTTGCTTGACCTAATACTCTAACTTCGCTAATCGCTCCAAGTAATGTGCCTGGCGTTGGTGCTACTGTGTATTGTGCTACCGTTGAACCTGGTAGTGTTGCGTCTGATGAACTTAAAGCTACCAAAGTCGGGGCCGTAGAAGTTCCACCGCTATGCGCAGTGCTATACTTTGCCAATCCTAAACGTAGGTAAGCTACCGCTGTCAGCGTAAGCCCTGAGATTATAATTTTCTTTACCTTGACATTTCTGCCGGCTGCCCCGTTGATGGTAAGAAATGGAGCTGTGCCTGCCGCTGCCACTACGTTACCCGATGCTTTGAATACTGCCATAATTTTTTACTTTTAAAAATAAAGGGCGTAACCTCCCAATCACGCCCTCCCTTCCTACTTCACCAAAACCAAATATTAAGTAACTATCAAATTCAAAACGCTATCAACGCTTCCCTTAGTAGTTTTAAGTCTTAACGTGTAGATACCAGCCGCTAATGCTGCCGCTCCTATCGTTACCGTTGCCCCTGTATCTGTTACTGACGAAATCGCAAAGCTAGTAGTCGCGCTAGGGAATATTGCACCCGTAGATTTGTTAATAGCTTGTATCGAAGTAACCGCGCTATTAGTACCACCACCAAAGTAGTTAGTTCCGGTAAACACCGGAGCGCCACCCGAAGCACCTACAAAAGTAGATACTGAGAATGATGTAATAGTAGGCAGTTTCAAGTAACCGGCAATAGCCGTCAATGATCCAGCGTAGTCAGTAGCTAAGAAAGTAGCTGGCAACTTTGTCTCAAATTCATTCTCCGGACTAGCCAAAGTAATCGAGAACGCTCCACCGTTTTCCTGTGGTGCGCGAAGTGCCGCTGTCATTTCTAATCCTACATCTGTTCCTAACACTTCAAAAGCATTTGAATCAGCCTTAGCATTTGAGAACAGCGCCACATAGCGACCGTTACCCATTGCCTGGATGTTATTCTTATGATTTTGAGCGTAGTCAAAATAAAAGAAGTCTACCTGATGTCTGTAAACAGATTGACCAGAAGGACTTACTACCATCTCATAGCGAGGCTTCAAAGATTGTTTGATGCCATCGATTGAGTACGCTGTCTTTCCAGCCGCCAATGTAAAAGCAGTGACGCGACCTGTCGTGTCCACTGTAGTAGCTGTAATATCCTTTTTCAAGATAAGAATCAAGCGACTATCGTCACCAACTCCACCCTGAATAATGTTACTACAGTCTAATACGCTGCTAATTAATAAATCACCGCAAGACATTATTTTCTAACTGTTATAATTGTTTTATCATCTAACGATGCTGAATGATTAACTGCCAGGTTCTCACCAAAAGCATTACCATAAAAAACAGCCCCGTCAGAGGTTACGAATACGTGATCGAAACCAAGACTAGGGAAGTCTACTAAAAATTGTAGACCCCTATCTTGTAGTAAGTTTGCGTTTGACTTATCCTTCGCCATATTATGCGCGGTTAGAAACAAGTGCTAATTGCAAGAAGTTTGTGCTTCTTTGTGGAACGCCTTTAAATCTCATTTGGAAACCAACCTCGTCAGCGCGCTGCTCAGGGTTGATGCCTTTCTCCTTGTAGAACATATCCATGCTACCCATAGCCTTCATTACTTCAGACTGGATGAACACAACAGATGAAATACAATCGTTAGTGTTATCAGCAGCAGCGCCATAAGCAGCCTTAGCCAATGTAGACTTAACGTAGATCGGAGTCTGTGAACTTACATAGATTTTGAAACCGTAAAGATCAAGAGCCTGTCCAGTTTTCAAATCTGCAAACTGCTTCTGCAAAGAAACATCTTGAGCTAACAAGTCCTCTCTGTGGTAAGGAGAAAGAACAAGTATGCGACCATCTTCTGTGAAGTTACGTTGATCTAATTCCTGTTGAGCGCGAGCAATGTCCTTGATCTGCAAAGTAGCAGCTACAGTAGTTTGCGCACCAATAACAGCGGCACGGTTAGCACCAGTTACAGCGAAAGCACCAGCCGCAGCAGTTGCAGGGGAATAGTTCCACAAGCACTCAGAAGAAATACGTGACATCAAAGCTTTCTTGTGCTGATCTGTTACGCTCTTTAGTTTGTCAATAGATGCTTCGATTTCTTCTACGTTGTAAATACGAGTAGTAGTTGAATCGTAAGTATCTAACACCACGGTAGCATTCGTGTCGGTACGTTGTGCCGCTACGATTGGCCATGATGCGTTATTCTTTAAAATGGTTGGATCAGAACCCGCTAATGTGAAATTGATTGTATTAGAATCAACCCACTGAGACCAATCGTCAACACCCTTAAGCCACTCATACTTCGCATAGAAGTTATCTTTTAGCTTATCAATCCAAATTTCTTTATTTACGCCTGCCATTTTTTTAAAATTTAATTATTACACATTTGCTTCTACACCGTACTTCGCTAGGTATAGGTTCTTAAAGTCCTCAATTCTTCCCTCAGCCCTTGCCTTTTGAATATCTTCTACTTTAATGTCTTTCTGGCCTACAAACTTTTCTACCTTCTTTAAAGTAGGTTTGTGGGTTCCAACGATTTGAGATTTCAACGCAGTGATTTCTGCCTGCATCTTCTCTTCATATTTCTTTTCTTGACCTCCCTGAGCTTCGATAAGCATTTGAACAGCTTTCGCTAGGGTTGACAATTCACTCTTAATAGAGTCCATTTCAGAAGGTGTTTTATCTTCTTCAACTGGTGCAGCCTCTTTAACCTCTACCACTTTACCAGCGGCAACGACTAAGATTTTACCACCTTCTAAAGCGTGTTCACCGTCCGGTGCTGGTTGACCTTCTACCGTTACGCTAGCACCTTCAACGGGTGCGCCTGGTTCGGCTTCGATCACAACGACCTTACCGTCTGCCAGCTTCATTTCTTGCATGGCCTTAACTCCTAATAGAGCCTTAGCACTTTTTAAAATATCGTTTACGTTCATTTTTACTTTAGCTAAAATTTGAAATTCTTCACTTACCGATGTGGCAAAACCTAACGAAACCGCTTGTTTTGCGCTCATGGAAGTCTCAACATCCATTAAAGGCTTCAATACGTCCTCCTCAGTGCCTGTTTTTTCTGAATAAAACTTTCTTAGATCGCTTTCAACTTCTGAAACACGTTGCGCGAATGATGCCAGTTTGTTAGCATCGGATAGACCTGGATCGACTGCGGGGTTATGGATAAAGAACTCTGAGTAACTTCTCATTTCCCTTTCATCCCCAACTAAAAAAATCTTGGTTGCGATTGACCCTACGAGCTTGTCGGCAACCGTTTTGATCTTGTACCCTTTGGCTTTTAAACCTTCGAGATAAGAATATATAGCGTTACCAACCTCAACGAATCCGCCAGGACTGTTAATGATAACGCTAATGTCTTTGGAATCACCTGATTGGACCTGAGAGATAACGTCAATAAGCTCTACCCCACGGGTATAGCCTCCGTTTTCGTCTACGCCTGAACCTATCTGTCCGGTGATGAAAATATCCACGGAACAAAAGTACTTAGCTATAACTAAGACTTTAGGTCATATTATTTTATCCTAACCTTCGCCTGTCTTAGTGCAACCTTAACCTTACCCTCACTTGCGCACATCTTATCGGCTGTTAGATAAAGAGCCTCCTCATAACCGTACTGCTTTCGGAGTTCCTGAAACGCTCCGTAAATATCGCAGTAGTAAAAAATAGCTTTTCTTGTAACGAATGGGTGAAGTTCACCCGCAATATAAGCTTCGTATACCGTCATATTACCTGAGCTGTGGTTTGGATTTGAACTTTAGTTTCTTGCTTAATTTCAAAGTCATCGAGAGGTAGAACGATCTTCATCTGTCCGAACGCTTGGCGTATCTCCCCGAAAAGTCTATTTGTATTTACTTGTGATGCCGCTGCCTGAGTTTCAAAACCTCCTGTAACACCACCAACGGCAAAGCCTGGAACGCCTATTCGGGCAAAGGTAGAAGCCCCGCCTAACCTAGCCTGCTGTGATTGGTTTAGGATTACTTCCCCTGTTTTAACCGTGGCTAACATATTATCACCGTTGGATCTGTTAATTGGTGAACCCATGCCAGGACCTATACGGGTTCCGGTTAATCCACCGCTGGCAAAGGCAGGTGTTGAATTGATTTTAGCAACGTTGGCAAGACCTGACGCAATAGCAAGTGCCGCGAAGATGGGGCCAAAGATAGGGCCAGCTCCAGTTGGAGGAGGAGCTAATGCTGCGGCAGCCGCTTGGTATGTGTTTATAACTGCCCCTGCCGAAGCTATCGCCTTTTGTTCCATCGATCCCCTTTTAAATAGGGCTGATGTTGCATTTATAGCTGCTCCAGTGTTTGCGACATCTTGGTTTAATTGTGCCTTATTAAACTTAGTTTTATCGGACATTCTTTGCGCGTCAAGTTTAGCAGCTTCATCTTTAGCGGCTTCTTCTTCCCCGATGTCTACTATTATTTCAGCGGTGTAATCTTCACTTGCTTTTTTCCTTTCTTCTAATCTTTTAAGGTCGTTGGCAAATTCCTGATCCGAAACCTGTTGTACTTTTTCGGCTACTAATTCAATCTGCTTTATCTTTTCCCCTGCCTCTTCTTTGGCAAGTAGAATGTTAATCCGTGTTTGTCTTTCAGCCGATGCCGTTTTTGCTTCTTCCTGTTCTACAAATACCCGCGTCTCTAATCGCTTTAATTGTGCTAATTCTTCCCCGCTTAAAGTCTTGCCCTTTAGCCTTAATTGTTCGTTGGCTAATTCCTGACTGGCTAACTCTTCCCTTTTTTTAGCGTTCTGAATTTCTAAGTCTGCAACTTGGTTAGCTATTTTAATACGCTCTTGTTCAGACTTGGTTTTATCCTTTAAAGACTTTTCTAAAGACTTAACCCTAACCTCGTTAATCTCTATTTGTTGACTGGCTATCGCTGTGGCTTCTGCGAACGCGTCAATACTTTCAGCAGCTTCATAGCCTGCCTTCGCTGCGTCCGTGGTTCCTTTGGTTAGGTCCGAAAAGAATTGAATAGGACTAAATATTGCCTCCTTTAATTTACTAAAGCTGGAAACAGTCTCTACAACCGTGTCAATAACAAATCCTAACCCCTTCGTGATACCTGAAAAGATAAAGGAAAGCTTATCAGCGACTACAGCGTTCTGTTCAAAGATACCTTTCAAAGCAAGAAAGGCCGTAATCGCTAGACCTATCGGGTTTGCTTTAAAAGCTGCACTTATTCCATTGATGCCTCCGGTAAAACCCTTTAACCCAGGGATCGCGTCAAGTATTCCACGGGTATAGTTACCTACGTTTTGACGCTGTTGTTCAAGCGCGGAGCTATTCTCCTTAATCTTTTTGTTGTTTACATCGATCTGAGCGTTTAGTTCTACAGCCCTTTTTCTTCCCTCTTCCGTGGCAAGGTTTAAAGCGTTACGCTCTTGGGTTAATGCCCTCGTACTTTTACGGATCGAATCTATTGATTCTACCGCTCCATCATCAACTACCTCTATCTCAAATATGATTTTTTCCTTATCCGTTGCCATACCTACACTCTAAAAAGTTCCACCCTCGTTAATTGACCTGGTACAAAGTTTTCTATCTTGTTAACTAAGTAATATTCACCGTTATCGTAAATCATTTTAAACGGATCGTACTCAAAAATATCCTTTTCGGTTAAGTTGTAAAACCGCTTTACTATCTTGTTGTTTTGGAGGGAGTTTTCTAGGATTGAATAGTAGTTATCTATAAAGTATTGAAAGCTGGTTGACCTTGTAATGGTGCTATCCTCAAAGTATGCCACCTTGTAAGATGTTACTACGCCTGAATAGGTTACTGATGGTTCTTCTGCTAACTTATCGCGTACCGTTAAAAGTGTAAACGGTACGGCATTTCTAATGTCATAGAAGTCAGCAGAATCGCTTTCATAAAGATTTAACTTTGCACAATTAACCCCAAAGTCATTAAGTGTGTCGGCTGTTTTAAACACGCTTGTAAACTTTACTAACTCATCCTTTGGAGATTCAGCTAATTGCAAACTACCCCTGCCTCTATTTGTTGTTTCGGTATTGTCAGAGTATTGATAGTAATTATTTAACGCGAAACCGTTTGTAAAGTCAGTTGATACATCCGATGAACGTTTAGTGGTCCAATCAATAGAAGTACCGGTATCTGCGAGAATATCATTTAGTTTCTTAATCCTTAGATACCCAGTTTCGTCTACCTTAAAAATAACCCCAAACCTTACCAACCAATCCTTCATAAAATCTAATGGGGATATTGTGTTGGTAATAAGATAATCAAAAAACAATCTTTCTTTGTAAACTCTTGTAGTCGTTTTGGCGTACATAGTTGCCGAGCTTAAAAATAAACTCATTGGTGCAAATCCCTGATCGTCAAACGTTAAATAAATCAAATCTCCATCTATTACCTCTATGGTTGCAGATAGTGTCTTGCCTATTATTGTATCTGTGGTAAGTGGAGCCACTGAATAGTTAACCGTGAAAGGATAGGTAAAAACCCCGCCTCTATTTCTTGTTAGTCTTACTCTTGATTGTAAAACTAATACTGCATCTGTGTTGGTGATCGATCCATTAATAGTGTAGCTGACATTTAATTCAATCGCTGTATTCGATGGGCAAGCTATTCTACCGTTTGCCTGATCGTAAATGTCTACTGATCCCTCGCTTGTTACGCTTGTGATAAAAGTAATATCCCCGCTTGCCGCTAGACTTTGAGTTCCAGATGATACGGCTGTCATGTCAAATACTTCTGAAATCTCAGACGTGTATTCTAGCTTATCCGAAACGTTGGCGAGTGCTAATTGAGCCACATCACTATTTAATGCGTTACTCCCTGAAATGTCAGTAGGGGAAACACCTATTGCGGTGCATATTGATTTAATGTAATTGGAGTAATAAAACAAAGGCCAATAAAACAACGTATCAAAACCATTGCCCCAATTTAGATAAGGAGCAACTATGCCCGTAGTGTTATTCCTTACACTCTCTATTGTAACCGAGTTCCAAACAGAATCACCAAAGCTATAACCGTTATTGTTTACTATGTAATTAAGCGTTTGGGTTTTTAATAATGAAAACGAATCTACATCTGAATCGTAAATCTGAATCCTTAAACCTTTTTCTACTCTTGTACAAAACAGTTTACCGTAGCTTATAACCTCGTACCCGTTCTGTACTACCCTACATTCCAAAGTTGAATAAACCTTTGTGCTTAATGATTTGTCAGATTGAAGTTCAAAGATAGATAGATTGTTTGCCGTTGGTGGTGCAACTATTTCGTTAGTGCTTGACACATACCGACTGGACGGATTGAACACATCGAACCGCTGAACGGTGATGGCCACAATCGTTCCAGGCGACAAATCTAAAATACTATCTCCAACGTAGATTAATGTCATGTTGTAAATGTGTCAGGGTATTCAATATCAATAGTAAAGATGTGCCTTTCTTGTCGCGTATTGGTTGTGTTGGCGTTTGGAATAACTATAACACCAGTCTTATTACCTTCGGAGTCTATTACATAAGCTTGTGATCCAATCCGAGATTGTGTTTTGATTACTGAACTTGAAAACTCTACTATTGAATTGTTATAAACTTCTCCAAGTGTTACAAAGTCCTCCAAAGATTCCCACTGATTTATAGTTAGGTTCTCAGAAAATAATCTCAATCGCTTTCTCTTTACACCGTTGTCATAGGTAAATGTATACTCCTGATTGTAGAAAAAAGGCCAGCTTAATCCACCGCCTAATGTATTCCTGGCAACTAAAAGAACACTATTATCACAAGGTTCTAAAACAGTTGTTTTGATTGGGACCATACCGGTAGCAAATGAAACATCGTACTCATCTAAAACCTGACTAGGCATCTGATACTTTAAATCAACCAAAAGAACTGATGATGTATCTAAATAAGATACAAGAAACGGCCATCCTCTAAAAATTCTAAACTCTTCAAATTTAGTAAGTGTTTTTAAAGTTGATTCAATCATCAACATTGTATCAAAATTGTAACTCGATCCTGGTACTGTCTCGTTTAAAATAGACATATCAAAATAAGTACAATCAGCATTCGGTATTATCGTACCAACAATGTAGGTTTCTGTCATTAGGCTTATATTTCCGAAAAATTCTTGCCCTGTTGAAAGAGTTACCTTTAATTGACCGGTTCCAAATCCAGCGGTGTTAACGTTACCGCTTAAGGTGTATTCAACATATGCTAGCAGCGTAGTTGGCCTTCTAACCCTGTTTGAGCTTTGCCCAGCGCCTAGTGCCACTTCAATATAGGAAGCGTTAATTGTCCATGCTATGCCGCCTCCGCCTTGATCTACCCATCCAGCGGCTATCCAGTTTGGCGCTACTGTTGTGAAAGTTGTGCCTGTTTCCTTTCTATATTCCAACATATTACCACCGTATAGTGATGGTATTTGTAAAGCTCCATAAACCGCGTTAAAGGTATTAGCCGAGTCGTTTGTTTCAACGTTTGCACTACCTATCCACTGTTCGGTATACTTTATGTAAAAGTTTTTGTAAACGTTACTGTCAGTGTAAGAAGGTATCCCAGTTGTTAAGTCAGCACTAATATCAGGAGACATCGCAGACCAAAGTACCTTACTAATGTCTATCGTTACTAATCCTGTTTTGTCTGGGCTAACCCTTATCGTTCCAATCAAAGAAGATGTATAAACGCCAACCGATACTTTATAATTTAACCGTTGACTTAAGTTTATATACCCAGTAGTGGCCGGTGATATGTAAGTACCTGCACTAAACACTACCACACTATTCGCTGCGTTCGTTACTGAAACAACCGTATAAAGTGCATTGTAAATACCGTTATCAGTTGCCACCCACATAGTAGCACCGACCAACACCGGACCACCTAAAGCCGTTGATAGTGTTACGAGGTTGGTGTTAACCGTTATCTGTAACGCTCCAGCACTGTTCGCCACGGCCGTTATATTGTAGTCCTTCCTTACCATCTTGTACAGGATAGGATTACCTACCGCGTTCCATGTACTTGTGAATGGGCTTGTAATTGATGGGCGTTGTGTTACTGTTAATGCCATTATTCAAATGATGTTTTTAAAATCTTAGTAGTGTTGGTCTTGAACTGATCGAACATAGCTTTGCGTATCTCGTCACGGCTTGCTTCCATTTCGGCCTCGATTATATCAAGGACTGCTAATCTTGGGGATTCGTTACGCTTTGCCTTGGTTCCTGACTTCTTAATCTTCATGGCAATCGCCCAAGCTAATGAATCTACTTTGCCGTCCTTTGGTTGGATGCCTTTAGCCTTGATCCATTTCTTTATTGCGTCAACCGGTGGCAAGGTTCCAGGACTTCGCCCGTACTCCTGCCAGTAGAAATAACCAGCACCAGTTAAGGCCCCAGTTATGTTACCGCTTACTTCTTTGGTTTTGGATTTTAAACTCTTAGCCGACTCACCGGACGCGCGTATCTTCTTATCCTCTTGGTCCTGAATTATTCCAAGTCGGATGTTATCTAAAAGCTTCTGTATCGCCTCGCGTGTGGTTAGCATCCTGTTTTACCTTCGTAGATTGGAACGGTAGCCTGTAATGAAATGCCGAATAGGTGAATATCTTGCCACGCGTATTCTGCCGTGTATCTCACTTCTTTAATGCCGTCCGCGTAGTCAGGGTTATAATCGATCACCGATTCGTACCCCAGCTTGTGGATGAAGTTACGCCCTATCTCGCGCGCTTGGTCTACAATCGGCTGCACTTCCTCAGATCGGTAGTCAGTCGTTGGAGCGTCTACCTTTCTTACAATAAAAGCCTGTAGGGTGAATGATGTGTGGTATTCTCGCTGGGTTCCGATTGTATCGGTATTCTCAAAAGGAGGGATGTAAACAAAGTACCATCCTGTTTCGCTCGCCAAGTGATCGAGGTCAAAGTTTGATTCGTAAAGGTTAGCGTAAACGAATTGCACGTTCTGATCTAAATTAGATACTACGCTCTTGATTGTGTCTACTATCATTTCGGCCTCATTGCTTTTTCAACTTCAATATACCTTTCTTGGTATTCGTTCTGCTGGTTCCATAACGCCAAAAACGGCATCACATCACCCATCTTTTCACTTAACACAAGCCTTGGCAATATACCGTAGGCTTTGGCGTACTTATCAATCCAACTAAGATTCGTCCAAGGTTCAAGCTTATCAACCCCAGCCTCTTTGGCGTAGAGTTGACGTTCAGCATTAGCGGGCGAATCACTTGCCGCCATGAAAGAAAGCCACTTCGACCACGCCTTTTCAGCCGATTTAACAAAAAAAAACCAACCGGATAAACGTCTAATATGCTCATCTCCTTAACCATACCCTCCAACACTTTCGCGCTGTTAAGACTAAAAGGAGCATCATCATATAGGGGTTGAATATACACAGAAAAGGCGAAACTTAAAAGCTCCCTTAAATCTACGCATCCCTTCAACGCGTCCTTGATTACTAAGTTCTGTTCGATGGTTAGTTCTTCAATGTCTTTTGGAATTAAGATAGTCCGGTTTCCAACTATCACAACTTTGGGCATCGGGAGCTTTTCGAAGTCCATAGGATTGTACCAAACATAATCCGTGCAATCGTCAATGATCTGGTCAAGCTTCTCGCTTACCGCTGATCTTACCAAGGCTTCATCGTACCCCGTCTGAATGCAGAATAGCTTTATCCGATCCACCTTATCCCATTCCTTTACATAGCGTTGGTATAGGCCAGTAGTGGTTTCTGCCCAGCTTTGGGGAACCTTGATGATATTGTCGTTAGCGTCCTTTAGCTTAATCAATCGCTTTCCAGGTTTCCCGTGAAACAATAAACGCAACCTTAACCAATGAGGTAACCAAAGAAACGGGTAGCCAAATAGGGAAGGTTAGAACAAGTGCAATGATTTGTCGTTTGGTCATATTAAACTGCTTTAGCTGAGAATGCTCTTTTACCTTTCCGGTGGTTAGCTAGTGCCAACGCGCAAACTATATCATCGTGCATACCATCGGGAGCTGAATACTTTACACCTGACTTTGAATAGATAAACTCGAAAGATTCCAATTCATCAACCATATCAGCAAGGATGTAAATTTCACCTTTTTGAATTGAATTTGCAAGACCTTCCATTATTTGTTGTTTGGAATTGGATGTGAAAACAAACCCCTCCGCCCGTGGACATGATCGGGTTATTTCCTCAACTATCGGATTACCTACCCCAGTGCTATCAATGTAGGCCGGCTTTTGCTTAATCAAATCTATTATCCGTTTGGTCGTTTGTCCCCAATCGGACTGCCAGCGGTGAAACTCTGTAACCTGACCGTTAATGTCTAAACCTATAACTACCGTCCAATCGTGTGACTTCGCCAAGTCTACCCCGTATGATGCTGTAGGGTTTTTAGATAGTGGTCTGATCGCGCTCTTGATAAACTCATGCCCGAACGGGTTGGCATCCTCGTCTAAGGCATCACCTAAATATAGCTGTCTGAATGCCTTGTCGGGTAAGTCTCGCCTTGCCTGTTCTACTTCGTCAAGTGATAGGATGCCAGCGTCAACCGCATCGTAGGCCGTTAGCTTGAAGTGCTTATACCCTGGTTCGCCTGATCTTGCCTTTACCCCTAAACGATAACCCCAATTATTCTTCCCCCGAACGTTTCCGATAAACTTACACTTTCCTTTGGTTGCTGTTAAGGTAGACCGCAAAGCAATCCAAGCCTCCTCCCGCGCCCGTGTGAACTCGTCAAAGACCACCGCGTGAACATCCTCCCCGTAAAGGTTATCAGGTTTTTCCGCTGATTTGAACCATATTGTCGCTTTCTTGGGTGTTACGATAAACAGATCCGATTCGTTGATTCTATACCCAGGCTTGCCGGCTATGGTTCTACGCATCCGAGTGAATGCTATTTTGGCCTGTGAGTAAACAGGAGCAACCCACCAATAGTTAGCCCCTTCTTTTGGGGGTTTGTGGGCTTCTTCAAATATCCACCAAAGATGTGAATAGGTTTTGCCTACCTTAGTTGATGCCTCGCATACCGTGAAGCGTTCGGGGCAGTAGAGTATATCCTTTTGGTAACTCGTTAGGTTTGGCCTTATAAGCTTGTAATCACTCTGCATCCTTAAAGGTTACGACTATTGTCTCCCCTCCGCTAGTAACGTCAACTTTCTCTTGTGGTTTGCCGAAAGCGTGTTCAAAGACAAACTTTAAAAGTGCCGGCTCTTGTGTAGCCAGTAACGCATTTAAAGCCTCCTCTAAGCCACCGTACCTAGCTATAAGTGCTTTCCTTGCTAAGTCCCTTGTGCCTAGCTCCTCGCTTATTGATTTGCGCCCTGCGCCTGGTTGTGGTCCGCCCCGTGGCATAAAATTAGATTTGTTCGATTAAACTAAAACTTTAGTTATCCTTTCTTTCTTTTAAAAGATAGCAGCCATTTCCTAACCAGGTAGCCATAGTCTTTTTTTACCTGTTCCTTTGGGTTTGGTGTTTCGATTTTGTCAGGATCGCCACTTGGGTCCTCTGGTTGGGCTTGGGCTGATATGCTGATCAGGAGAAATAGCACAAATAGTATTCGTTTCATGGTTTTGTTGTTTTGTGTAAATATACGAAAAAAAGGGATAAGCCCGTCTGACCTTCCCTTTTTCGATCTAAACCAGTAATACCTATGAATTGTAAATGTATTCATAATCCGAGTAACTTCAAAATAAATATTGTAATAACCAGCACCAAAGCGGCAAGGAAAGTAGATAGCCGGTCTTTGTCTCGCTGGGTCATATTATTGCTATCGCCTTAAATATCTCATAAGCTACTTGTGGAACTATGGCGTTTCCTCCGGCTTTGATTGATTCGCTTCGCCACTTAGGAAAGGTAATAGAGTCCAGTTTTCCGGAAAGTCCATCATCTCCATTACAAATCGTGGATTGAGTTGGGAACTTTTCCCAGGTTGATGGAAGGCATCCGGCAATGAGTTCGTTTCTGTTCTTCCTGATTGTTTCAGTGCTTCCGTTGATCTCGCACCCTTGTAATCTCGTGTCGCTGGTGTTGGTAAAAACATTTTCCAAATTTCCGGATTGTAAACTACTTGATGTAGACTTAGTCCGTGATTTATTCCTTCCTTGTAAGATGTTCTTAATGACCCTTTCCTGTCTTGTAAATCTGGTGTTGGCAGCAATAAACCAAATTCTATCCCTTCTGTGTGGAGCGTTGACGGCACAAGCTGGAAGTAAAAACGGTGTGACTTCGTAGCCTTGAGCTTCCAGGTCAGCCTGCACTTCATCGAAAACCATTCCCCCGTTCCAATTAGTGAGGCCGCGAACGTTCTCGCCCACAACGTAGGTCGGTTGAATTTCTCGAACTGCTCTAAGCATCTCCGGCCAGAGGTGGCGGTCATCTTCCTTTCCAAGTCGCTTCCCCGCTGCGCTGTATGGTTGGCATGGAAATCCACCTGTAAGGATGTCGATGGTTCCTCTGTGAATAGTGAAGTCTGTCTTTGTGATGTCATGGTATGATGTGGCTTTAGGCCAGTAATGTTTTAGTACTCTTTGTCCAAAAGGATTCCACTCGCAATGAAATACGTTATCCCAACCCATCCACTCGGCAGCTAGATCGAATCCACCTATTCCGGAAAAAAGGCTACCGTGCCTCATCTTACCTTAAATCCTTTTAGTTCCATCATCGCCATCCATTCGTTAGGCTTTGCTTTACATGGGTGTTGGTTTCTCGGGAAGTGATAGTCCTCTGCATCCGTGTTGGGCATATTGTTTTTAATCGGTTTGAGTCTCCTTCTCCCCATAAAGTAAATCAGTTATCCAAGTGTTTTGTTTGTTCAAATCCCTGTAGTGTGCTAAAATGGATTGCAATTCCGGATTAGTCCATTTCTTTGTCTCTCTCCCTACCTTTCGGAGCATATCAGCCGTCCCGGGTCCGTACTTTAAATCGATGCGAAGATGGTAAATTTCTTCGTTACCGTCAAGTGTTATGTTACAATAGTTGCAAGCAAGATGGGAATTTTTAGGATGCCATTTTAATCCTGTATTCCTTCGCCTTACAAAGTGTGAGCAGTTTAGTTCTTCTACCTTATAATCCTTTTGGCAAGTAAAGCATTTACAGTAGTGGGAGCCAGCACTATCCCTTGCCCGAATAAACCGTACGAACTCGTATTCTATTGCGTTTTTAAGTGTTGAGTTGCTCATAGTTTAAATTTAACCCCTTGCCCCACTCGGAGCCACCACCGGAAACCTTTCACCACAAAATGTTAACCGGTCGGGGGGATGGTGATTATCGTTTAACCCACTCGTCAAAGCTAAGGAAATTTCTATTTAAGCCAATCATAATTCTTATCAAAACTTACTTGTTTGTAGTCGTTCAGCTTGCTTTCAAACCCTCCAACAAAGTCAAAGCCTGTACGGTCTACCCTGTACTTAAATCTTAGCGGGCTACTGTAGGGCGTTGGCTCCCCTCCAAACTCTTGGTTCCTTACCTTTCTAACGTGTATCTCGGTTATGAACTTCTCCCCGTCCAGCATTGAACTGATCTGTCTGTGGAGTACAATCGTATTGTCAGCCTTGTTTGGAAACTTACCGCCTCCCTCAACATCGCTATCCATTGGGGCGGGTCGGTGTCCGTTGTTGTCCGGCTTTACCCTTTGCGCTTCCGTTACCGTGTGGCAGTTTAGATAAATGCTTTTATCGGTATTCATAGCAAAAATACGCATTTCCTCGGCTGCCTGGTAGTGGTAGTCATGGGTGTTTAGCTTAAAAGAGTTTTCAATCTTTAGGGAATTGTAAGGATCAATAAAGAAGAAATCAAACTCAAAGCCGGCATCCAAAAGGTAGGTAGCTTGGTTTAACATATCCCTGTAGCTAAAATGCCTTTCGTGTTTAATGTACTTTATGTTCGATCGAAACTTTGCCAAGTCCTCAACCGAGATATTTATATGCCCCGTGCAAAACCTGATTATCTGTTTGTGAATTGAGCTTATCCTATTTTCAGCCGAATAGATCAAAATACGCTTACCCTGCTTAACCAAAAAAGAAAGCATCCAAAGGATAGCCGTAGTCTTTCCTACGTTTGTGTGCCCGATTATACAGGTTAGTTCTCCCATCTTGGCCGGACAATACGCGTCTATCTCGTTCCCGTACTTGACAACATCCATCGAATAGCCATCCAAAACCTCCTTTTCGTAGTGTCTTGGGTCGGCTATAAAGTGAATGCCTGGGTCTGCAGGCGCGTTAAGAATTTCCCTTAATTCGTTGGCGGACTTCATTTGCGGTGGTTTGGATTAGTTCCTCTCTTTGAAGATTTAAAAAATCTATTGTTTCCGATTGAAACTCTAAGGTGTTGGCTTGCCTCGATGCTTCCACCAATTCAAGATCGGATAGTATTTCCTGAAAAGTGTCGCGCCATGATTTTAGGGCGTTTAAGGTGCTTTCGTTGGTTACGGCTACTTTGATACAGAAATCCCGCAAAGTCTCGTTACGCTCAATCTCTGTACGGTCTGCCGGCCTTGCCGTTGAAAGATACTTGGCTATCCTTTCAATCGTCTTTTGGTTCTGCTTTACTGATATTTCTATCTGGCTGGCCTGATCCCTGAATGATCTACCCAAGTCAAGGTATTTGATAAGTTTATCCTTCATTGCAAATTTTTGTTAAGGTGTCTAATTTTTCCCGTATTAACCAATTCTTGAAGTGCTTTTTTATATCCGACTTCTCGCTTGTAAGGTCGGCCTTGCCCAAAAGAAACACAACCAGTATTTGCATAAGGTTGACCTTTGTAGCTACCCTCCAGCCTTTACCGGTTATTAACCTATGGCATTCATCAATGTATAGATCGTCTGTTTTAAGTTCTTCAAGGGCTTGTTCTTTGGATTGGTAGAAGTCATCGGAAAATTTGCGCGGTGTCTTCACCTTCTCTTCTACTTCGTTTCGTTTCGTTTCAGGCGGCCGGTTGCTGTCAACTGTCAGCGGGTTGTCAGCGGGTTGCGGGAACTTGCTATTCATCTGCCGCAATCGTTGGCCAAAGTTTACTATTTGAACGTATTCTTTGCCATCAATTACATAAACCTGAATCAATCCAGCGTACTGACATTCATCCCTAAAGACTATAATTTTGTTGAAATTGTAATCCTTTAAAGGAAACAATGCGGCTTTTAATAGCTTTGGGTTCCCGTAGTAGCACCCGAAGTCATCGGCCTTCATTATCAATCTGGTGAAGAATACCTCCGCACCTTCTGATAGATCATTGACCGTTTCCGATTGTGTCCAGTCTCTTAATACCCTGTTTGCCATAAACAATAAAGCCTTTACAGGCGTTCGGGTGTCGAGTCCCTACTAACCTATAAAGGCTTTTGATTTCTTGCTGACTTTTTATCTCGACATCGCCAGCGTGGTAAATGTACTAAATTAAATCAAAACAAGCTGCTTTTTTTGCTCAATAGCTGCTTTTAAATTTGCCTTGGCCAGGTCAAAGTAAGATTCTTTTAATTCAAATCCTATCCCTTTCCTTTCCATTTTTACGGCCTGGTAAACTTCACTACCTATTCCCATGAACGGAGTGAAAACTGTATCGCCTTTGTTGCTGTATAGGTGTATCAATCGCTCAATGGTGTCAAGTTGTAAAGGGCAAATATGCTTCTCGTCATTATCTTCTCGACCATTGCGGAAGCCCTGCAAAGTGTTACCGTAGTCTATGTCCATCCAAACAGGTGATGCGTATTTCTGCCAAAGGTCAACAGGGATATGAGTGTTGGTTACTGGGTTAGTCCTTTCGCCATCCTTTCTAAATATCATCACGTAGTCAGGAATACCAACACGTGACATAGTGCTATCCTTTTTTACTTGCTTATGTAGCAACCCTAATGCTTTGGTCCTTTGCATTTCAACAACCGGATCTTTCCATATTGTAACACGTGAAGCATAAACAAATCCGGCATCCTCAAATACTTTTAAAAGCAATCCTGAAAAGTCACGCAGTCCGATAAATCCATGCTTACCTTTTTGAATAGGTAAGTCCATACAATGAACACACACATTACGTCCTGACATCATTACGCGATACAATTCTTTTACAAGGAATGAGAACTGGGTTAAAAACTCTTGATAGTCTTTTGAATTACCCATATCCTCAACGTGACTTGAATACGTGTAAAGTTCTGCGAATGGTGGACTGAATACAGATAAACCAATTGATTCACTTTCTATCTCAGGAATAAGCTGAACACAATCCCCTCGCTTTATTTGGTACCAGTCGTTTCTTTCTTCGGTAATGTCAAATTCGGATGTAGTCATAAGTTGGTTATTTAAGTTTGCGTTTATTGCTTTGGCCATTTCATCCTGCATGATCTTAAATTGATCTTGTTTTCTTTGGATGGATGCTAGTACGTTTTTCATTGTGTCGGTAGTGATAAGGTAAATAAATACCTCATGCTCTTGTCCGAACCTGTATGATCTACGGATAGCCTGGTACAATCCCTCAAAGGAGAAATCTAAAGAGGGGAATATTTGATTGTAACAGTTCTGAAAGTTCATACCGAATGAAGCGATCTTTTGTTTTGTTATAAGAATACGGAACTCATTATTTGCAAATCCTAAAAGCTTTTCTTTCTTCCATTGATCCGAATCAGATCCTTTTACTTCGATGGCATCCGGTAATAGTTTTCTAAGATACTCCCCTTCTTCATTCTGCTTTATCCATATAATAAAGTTCTCGTTTGGTTTAGAATTAAGTACATCTATAACAGCATCAAGGCGTTCTTTTTTGCTTGCCCGTAATGCGCTGTTAAAGTTTGTAGCCGAAATGATCGCATCATTAAACAGTTGACCGTTATCCATTTTAGGTGTATTGATTTGTCTCTCAATAAGATTGAGGTTTGGCAAGGCATAGCCATCCATTTCAAATCCTATATCCTGGGGCTTGTTTAGCATGATTGACCAGGTGCCAACAAACTGATAGAACAATTTAACAGCATGGCCTTTCAATCTCCATTTAGCCGTATCTCCTCCATCATGTACAAAGTACATTGCAAGCATTTCATTACGGCTCATTACGTCTAAGAACTCGGAATGATTACCTAACTCCATAGGATCGTTGGGGCTTGGTGTAGCCGTACAAGCTAGCTTATACGGTGTCTTTGCAAAACGTTCTAGTATTAACTTCTTAGTTTCGCCTTCAAAGTTTTTTAGGATTGAGCTTTCATCCAAACAAATACCACCGTATAAACTTGTATCGATGTTATTTAACTGCTCATAGTTATCCTCATCAATAAGGTCTGCATGAACGTTAAACTTGATAGCCTCGCGCTTGGTTTGTTCAACCACAACCAAAGGAGCAAGTATTAAAACGCGCTTATCGGTTACCTTACTAACTTGATATGACCATTCAAGCTGCATCAATGTTTTACCAAGTCCACAATCCGCAAAGATGGCATACTTTCCAGCCTTCAATGCTCGCTTAACTATGAACTTTTGAAACGGAAACATATGCTTGTTTAGCTCCGATTCTTCAATATCAAATCCGCTTAATACATGGCTTTTGTGTTTTTGTTTTAAGAAGTCTTTGTAATCATCCATAAATAAAAATAACCGGTCGGGTTCAAGGTGTCGGCCTCTCCCCCTTCCAGCTCATTTAGTGTTTATTAATCCGCTCCGACAAGCGATAAACAAAGTTAATAAAAATCCCGAACGTGCCAAACACACGCTAAAAATATCGGGGTAGGTTAAAAAGTTAGATATGACGTTGGTAAGTCTGTTCTTTACCGTTAGCCTCGAATCTCCATTCTTCTACGTTAGGTTCAACGTATCGAACGAACTGCATCCAGATGTTAGCGACTAGCCTCCATTCGTTGTGGTAGTAAGTTACGCGACCTTCCATACCTTAATAGATGTGTACCATTTATCTTTATACTCCCTGGATGTGGGTTCTACGCTGAAAGTCTTTTCGCCTACTGTGTTTTGCATTTCTGTAATGGTAGCGTTCCACGCAGTTAAAACTACTTGCTTCTCATAGTTCCCTTCTTTGTAGATAACTAAGAAGTCCTTAGTCTCCTGAGCGTTTACTTTGCCTTGAAAGGATTTATAATTAAATCCTTGGCCTTTGATTGTTCCGGTAATTGTCATTTGGTTTTGTGTCTAATGTATAGTGAAATAATAGTAAGAAAGATCAATGTACAAGCGAGTTGATACTCCCAGCTTAGTTTAGTCAATGCGTCATCTATTCGCGGTCCAAAGATAAGACTTAAACAAATACCGGCAATACCGATAAGCGTTAAAGTGATCCAAAGATATACCTCGTTAAGCACCTTTTTACTGTTTAGGTGTTCGGTTGCTTTTCGCCTTCGTTCGGCTATTTCTCGTTCGGTCATGCTAAAAAGTTTAGTGTAAGATAAATAATAATTGCCAGCGCTCCAAGACACGCGCCTATGATTACGTTTCGCGTTGCGGTTTCTTCGTTGTAGTTAGTCATTTGTAATTTGTCTAATGATTGTAATCTTTCCTTTTTTCCGTATGATCTTAGCCGTTTCCCATTGGTACTTTCTGCCAAGTTCTTTGTCGCGGTTCTTAGCCTCAACGATGTAAGGGTGAACGCTTCCTGTATCGCCTGAACTACTTTTTGTCGCCATAAGAATAAACCCCGTAGGTCTTTTTAGTTCGCTTATCGGTTCTCATCTCGCAATCAATATCCATAGGATTAAATTTGTCGTTTCTAAGCCTACGAATATATTCACTCAATCGCATAGTTCCAAACCTTTTAAGGCCGTCTAACGTGCTGATCTTTTGCCCTCGAAGTAAAGCTACTTTAAGTCGAGGAAGGACTTGTGAAGTTGTCATGCTCTTGTTTTGTAAAGTTCGATGTATTCATTTCTAAGTTCAACTACTTTCGGAAGGTTTGAATTAAACTTTTCAACCCATTCGGCATTAGCCTCGACCTCGTTCAATATCATTCGCTTACTTTCTTCAACCGGATAAACTAAACCGTTGTCGGTCATGAACTGCGTTTCAATTAAGTAGGCCGCTATTACCCATTTCGGTTTGCCTGTTAAGACCATGTATAGTTGTGCCTGGTTGTACTGGTCATCATCAATACCCTCTAGGTAGTCAAGCCATCCCTGAAGCGATGTAGGGCATTTAAAGTCAACCCCGTAAGCCTCGGCCTCGGCATCGGTAGATCCTCCTATTTCGCCCTGAGCAATCCACCGACCTTTTTCGATCTGATTATCGAAAAACTTTTCGTAATGCTCAAAAGCGAATTGTTCAGCCAGCTTTCCGTGTTCAGTTTGCCAGGTGCTTCGCTCATCGTGGAACTCGAATACACGTTCTTTTGCTAAGGTCTTTGCTAAGGTTCTTTGTCCTACGTCCGCAGATCGTTTAGGAACTAACGATGAACAACGTGAGCCGGTAACTAATCCGAATCTTTCTTGTGGGAAGGTGTCAGTTGCTAGTAACATATCAAATAGGTTTAATGTTTTTAACTCTCAAGGCTTCTACCATTTCGCCAAAAGCCTTAACCTTTGCCGAGTAGATTAATATGGACTTACCCGCCCATTGTTCAATGTATGGAGTATCGTGGATTTTAGCAATGATCTTGCAGTTTGTTTTGTTTAAAATCATTGGCTTTTTTGCGCCTACAATCTTAGCGATAATTGCCATTTCTTCTTTCCCGTCTTGCCCTTTAATCAATTCCTGACTAACGGACTCAATCGTAATTTTAAGCTCCTGACCTGGTTGCAAATCGTGACTGCCTATGTAGTTAGGGTTGGTCAGTTTCTTCCAGTGCGTTACTTGTGCCGGTTTAGTTTCCATTCTGTAATTGGTCTAAGGTTTCTGTGTTAATTGCATGGCCTATCTCTAAGCCATAAGCGGACCCCAAGTAAAAACAAGTTGCAGCCGAACCAGTTACAATCTCGTAACGTGTATCGCATTCACGCGCTTCTATCTGATGGTAGATGATTTGCAACTTATCGCAACACTCTATGAATGTTTTGATATTACGATTTGGAATGTTGATTTGTGTAGTCATAGGTTTACCAGTTTATTTCTAAAGTTTTACCCGCGTGGATTGTAACATTGAATCCTAAATCTAAATATTTAGACTCGCATTCACTTATAAAAGAATCAGGATAGGTAGATAGTTTGATGACTGCATACCTGTTCCCAGCCTCGGCCATCGCCTTAATTGAAAGGTCTAATTGGTCAATTGCTTTTTGCTGTGCTGCTTTTGTTAGGCTTACTGCTTCTTCTGCGTTCATAATAGTTTTGGTTTATTCGTTGTCTAATTCGTATTCTCTTTCTTTGTCGTACTCTTGTTCGTTGTCTGACTCTGTATAGTCATCCTCAAAAACAGGGTTTAAAAATCGGGGGTAATCGGTAGGCTCCATTTTGGTTGCGTTTAAATCTTACACAAGTCTATGGTAAAGAATTTTAATATCCTAGTTTTATTTTAATTTATTTTAATGTACGTTTGCGTATGAGCAAAAACATAGCAAAAACGTCCAAAAGAGGCCGGAAACCTATCAAAGATAAGGTAGTGCCACTGACGATATTTGTCAAAGAATCTGTAATAATGAAGTTCGGGAAGGCCGAATTTGCCCGAGCTTACGCTAAACAATGCCTGGAAGAATGGACTTAACCACCCCTAACCGGCATGATAAAGTACACGTTACCGGACAAAACAGCATTTAATGTGTGGTATATTGGACATAATGGACATTGGTTTATGAGGGTTGTGATTAGATAAAACTAAACTGTCAAACAAGATGAATAAATTAGAAGAACTGTTTAATAAGATGTACGATGAACAGAACAACTCGCATAAACCTGTTGTTAGCGGTAAAGCGATGGACATAACTAAAGAACAATACCTAAATGCAAAAAAAATTGTTGATGAATACGAAAGGGATGAGTATGAAACCAACATGAGAATAGCAGAACATGAATTAGATGAAGATGATCCAATCTTTGGAGATGCAGATCAGCCATGCTCAGTATGTGGAGAAATTGATGGAATGGTAAACCCATGCTGCCCAGATTATGACCCACTTCATAGAGATAACTGCGGGTATGGCTAAAAAAGTTTAAAGTTTGCAATCACAAGTTATGAATAGAAGAACACACGTGACAAGCCAATTCGTTTTAGCCGAATATTAGCTGCATGTGTTTTGTTGGGCTTGGAGTGTGGCGTGAGAATGGGGTTTGAGCAGCGTGAGTTCTGCGGATTAAGGAAGCCACACCTTAGGCCAAAACATTGCCAGCTAATATATCGCTAACCGCAACGTAACCGTTTGTAAACTTTTAGCGCCTTAGCAACCCCATAACGATAAGCCCAGTAACTATACCTATTAGTAGGTACTGCCAAAAGTGGCGTTTAGGCGGTGCTGTTATTTTTTGAGTAACCAAAACGGGAACTTTTACGGTATCGGGTTTGCAATCTACCTCTTGCCAGATAGTGTCATTCTTTATGTAAATTTTACTAAGCCATCTCGTAGTATTTACGATTATGGTATCGTTTTTTGTCACCTCACTAAGCAAGGCAACCGTATCGGTAACCGTTCGCTCTGTTATAACATCGACATAAGTAGTGTCGGTCTTAACCTTTCCGCCTTTCTTAATCGCTTGCTTTAAGTGGAAAGAAGCGCTGCACGAAGAAAGTAAAATAAGTATTGCTAGGTATTTCATTTTTTACCGCATTTACAATCGTAACACTTCCAGTCTGGTTTCATCTTTAAGTGATGTGGCATATAGCATTCTGGTGCTTTAAAAAATCTTTTGAATACAAGGTAAAAGAAGTAGTAAATCATAATTTTTTTCTATAACCCAATTTCCAAAGGTTCTTAGCTAAGTAAGTGCCCATCTTTAAAACCGATTGCTCAGGCATTTCAGGGTACTTCATGTGGATTAACTCGTGTATTTCCGTGTCTAAGATGTTTAAAGGTGTCTGCCTTTTTTCGATCTCAATCAATCCGTACTTGTCGGCATTGTTGAATTTATCGTTGTAGGCCATACCTAAAGCGTTTTCTTTTTTGGGTATTCGTCTGTGGCATATCTTTGGTATCATATCTCGAAGTTTTCAACCGATGCAATTCCTCTACTTCTATTTAAAGATCCTCTTCTTGAATTTACAGAATGCGTTACAAATTCCATGTTGTCAATAAAATAACCTAATGAGCTATCAATCCGATCAACAGATGGGGCTAATTTTCTATCAAAACCTGACTTCTGATAGACGTCAAAAAGATTGTAAAATGAATCATTATTTATTGCCCATGTATAAAAATCATCTTTTGACAACAACTCCTTACCGCTGTACAAATGAAACTTTCCTTTTTGAACTCCTGTTATCCGGCTTTTCATATTTCTGTACATCCGCATTATAAATCCTTTATGAGTTTTCTCATATTTCTTTGTCGAGATGTTGTCATTCATTCTACGGTAAGCTCTTTGCTTCTCGTTCTTTTTAATTCTATCTTCATTTTTCATACACAAAGATAATCATGTTAATCATGAATATCTAAAATATATGAGTTAATCTTGCAACCTGACCAAACTTATGATGATGTATAAAAGCCTCTACGGCCTTAGCATTGTGCTGGTAGCCGTTACGATGATGCCAGGAGTCAGTGCCGCTTGGGCTGCGTAAGGTTTCAATAGTTACGCCTACAATCTCCTTGCTTACCTTGTGATGTAAATGGTGTAAATACCAATATCTATGATTACACTCATGCCAATAAGCACTCGCTTCGGTTGCCATAAGAATAGGAAGATCTCCCTGCTTTGCCCCATCACCATGACTTGTGCCTATTAATGAATTACCGTATCTAAAATACTTTCTGTGCGAAGGTGTGATGTTAAATGTAACTCTTTCAACATTTGAAAACCAAGAACTTATAGTGTCAGCTAAAAAGAACCCGTTTGTAAAATCATGATTGCTAGGATCATATTGAACATGAACCGGTGCAACATACATTAATGTTTCAATTAATTTTACATAAAGCTCCTTAGCCGCTAAAAAGTTATCATACCACATTCCGTCCGTGTCTTGTGCCGTTCCGCTTGTAGTGGTTCTTTTTGCATTATCAACGTGCAAAATATCGTTCCCAATTATCAGTAAAATCTTATCAATATTGAATCCTGCAGACTTTGAAATAAGCCCCGCAACTCCTTCTAAAACTCTATTTACCGCTATTTCTGTATTGTATTCTTCCCCTGTTTCGATAGCCCTGGCGAGCTTACCTATATGAATATCAGCTGGATCTAATACGAGTAAATGGGGATCAATTGTATCGTTTAAAATGGGTAGTGTGTATGTTGGTGCATGGTCTTTCATGCTTTCAACTACTTGATCTCTAATATCAAAATACCCCTCAGTAGTTCCGGTTTTAGCAAATATGCTAAAGTGCTTACCCTTACGCCAGTAATGGCTAACGCTTTCTAAAGGTATGCCAACTTCTTTTACCTCTTTGGCTAGGGCTTTGTGTTTGTGGTAGCGGTGATAAGACCGGTATAGGGTTTTAAAATTCTTTTGATACTTTTCAGATAACCCCTTTAACCATTTTTTAGCGGGTAACCCGTCCGGCTTTTCTTCTTGTTCGAATATTTCGCCTGGTAGCATTATTTTTCCTTTTCGAAAGTGTCCGCTATTCCGTTGTTGTTATCGTCTTTGATGTTGAATTTTATCCAGGCTGCTATTACAAAGCCTGTTACCACCGCGCAATGAAGTAGCCAATGCCCTTCAAATCGTACTATAGCGGCCTCGCCTATTGCTGCCACTGGGGTAAGAACGTAAGCCGCAAAGTTCCAGAACGGCATTCTGTGTATGTACTTGCTCATATTTTTATAAATCCAATTACTTTTAAACCATCCTGAACGTCTGCTTTTACGGTCCTTTGCTTTTCGTAAACACCGTCACCCTCACGGCTCCCTGCCCCGTTTGTATTGCCCTCAATGCTTTTGAATGTCTTGCTATCAGTTACCTCGCTGACTATCCCACAATGCCCCTGCCATTGGCCTATGCCGTCCTTCACGCGCTGCCAGAATACGAAGGCCCCAACCTCCGGTACCATGCTTGATTTATAGCCGGCTTTTAAAAGGTTCCGGTAAGTATTCACCGCGCTAGGTACAAAATGGCCTTTTAGTTCGGCTATTCGGGTAGGGTAAGCCTTCCAAGCCCAAGCTTCTATTTGGTACGCGCACCAGCTATGGCCGGCAATCCAACCTACCTCACGCAGTTCTTTTTCGTGCTGTGGATCGACAAAGCCCGTGTTTCCGGACTTCTCCTTTTTCCCGATATATTGTTTGGCAATCTCAACTATTTGCATAACTAACTTTTTAGTTTATAAATTTTAGTTTATATTTGCAACCAGTAGCTTTGTCCTGGGGTTGGCTGCTCCCCACAATTAAAGATCTTTAGGCCCTGATTCGTTCAGGGCTTTTTTATTTGTCTCGGTCTTTCAAAACCGCTATGTCTTGTTTCGCTTCCGAAATTTCCACCTCGTGTTGATCCAGCTTCGATTCGATCCTGTTCAAGATCCTAACCAAAAGAAACGCCAACACCGCGCTAATAATTACCAGCACCCAGTTCGCGCTTATCGTTGTGTCTACTGTTAGTTGTGAGATCATGCTATTCATTTATAAACGGCAATAAGTAGCTATAGGCTTGACCAGACATTGTTTCATAAGTTGTGTAGTGTGTCCCGTCTGCTGCGGCTTCCGAATCTGTGTCAAACCATGTAGACCCAAGGTAGTATGTTGAATAGCTTGGGTGAGCTGTTAAAAATGCGCTACCTCCTAAATTCTCCTGTGCCGTCCTTACTAATCCCTGCGCTGTTGCATTGGGGCTAATACCAGTCCCGCTTTTGTATCGAAAAACTACTTGTCTCATCTTAACTACTGGAATCTGAAAAGCGGGTAGTGCATTAAATGTGTCAATGGTTGCTTTAACAAGCGCAATAACAGCAGATTCGTAGTTAGCACCATCACCTATCTGTACATCATTTGCACCATGCCACTGAATCATACTTCTTACAACAGGAGTTCTTCTGTAGATGTGGAATAGATCGTCAACAAAAATAGGGATCATATTCAACCATCTTGTGTATTGAGTATTTGGGCTTGTCCACCCAGCAGCGTCAGTGCTACCCTCTCCATATTTTAAAATAGCTCTCCCATAAGGAGATGAAGAAAAATTATATCCTAATCTCATCTCACCACCATGAGCGGTTAACAAATTAGAAACATTAAGTATCATTTGATTTCTAGCAATCTGCAATCTTTCAATATAATCAACCCTTGATATAGCAGTAGTTGCCATCTTCATTATTAATGTATCTATTGCACCAGATGTTACAGGAGCAGGGAGAGTCGCGTTTAAAGAAAAGCCACTTGCGTTGCTGTCTCCCCATATTAAATCAACATTTATAGGTGTTGGTGTAATAGATGAAAATGTTCTTGATTGAATTTGGGTCAGTTCACCGGCTGTAACATTTCGGTCAAATAAAAGAATGTCTTTTAAATACTGAGGCCCACCTGCGCCCATCGTCATAGCGTTAACTGCATTACCAGAAGTAAATGCGTTAGTCGCTGTCTGTGTTCCAACTTGAACATCATTAACATAAGCCGTCACTGTCAGACCTGTACGCTTAACTCGAATCCTTAATAACGTGTTTGTTGGAAGTGCATTGTTAGCTGTGATGCTTATAGATAGGTTAGTACCATTACCAATCTTAACAATTAGTGCATTTGTATTTCCCCCTGTGGTTTCCCAATACATTAAGAATCCCCGGGCTGAATTACTAAAACCATTGTTTTGCATTAGAGTTCTTGTTGTGCCTCCTCCCGCTCCTGTATGAATAACCCCTGTCCAAAATAACTCAAAATCACTAGATGGTATGTGTAAAAAATTATAATCTGATACTGACCCTGTCAATACAGACCCACTCGTTTCAATGTAATATCCTTCTCCATTATTCCATACGGCTCTTGTACCTCCTACTGATAGTGCTTGTGCTGTTTCTGCTGTAGCACTGGCTACTATCTTGTTGGTATTATCTACACCTGAAACGTAATCGCCACTTATAGCATCTATCCATAAATACGGACTTAGCGATAATGGATCAAATGAATTACCACCACTCAACCACCAATTATGTAATATAGATTTTCTCATACTTCTTCGCGTGATGCTGTATCGTACACGTTATCAGTAGAGTTGTAAATACAGATCAGATAGATAGTTTTACCTATTACCGTTGTGGTTGGAAGTGCAGCACCGAAAGCTCTATACCCAGCCCCGTAGCTTATTGCTCTTGCCGTTCCGTTATCAGTTACGCGAATTATAAAGCCGTTGAAGTTTGCAATCGTTCCGGTAGGGTTAGCAATTAGCAAAGACGCTGCCTGGGCGGTCAATTCAAAAGAATCATACAAGGCTAAGTTAGGTGTTAATGTTGCCGTACTTGCTACACTTACAACCCGTGAATCGCTTTCGTATTTTAAAGAGTTCCAAGCCGTTGAAGCGTCCCCTATCTTCATTAGATTGGTAACCAACTCAATGCCTATTTCACCTTGTGCTAGGACTGGGTTTGAACTTGTCCAGTTTGCAGCCGTGTCTCTCCTGATTTGTATCTGTGTTGCCATTATGAATTGCCTCCGTCAATAAGTTGATAAATTAGATACTGAGAAGCCGCTGCCCCTCCATCTATAATTGAACTTGCTTGTCCTTGTGAAATAACCACCTCGGTTACTCCACCATTGTAATAGTTATCAAACTTACCAGCGTGAAAAGTAGCGTTACCACAAAGCCATGTTTGTTTGTCGGTTACGTTGTATAGTTCGTAATAGTAGCTTCTTTCTTGTAAGTATTGAGTCTGTGTTGCCGTTGGAAGGATTGTGATTGAACTTGTCGCAATCGTTAACCCCGTCCCTGAAAGTAGTTGCAGCGTGTTTGTAGCGCTGTTATATTTCTCTTTGATGTTTAACTGCCAGGTCTTACCGCTTACCGTGTAAGGTAGTCCGGTTGACTGATCGGTGAAGCTTAAAGTCTGAGCAACCCCGTCACGATTGATCCTAAAGTAAAGATCTATCTCTCTAGCTGGGTCAAATACTATCGGGTTGATTATTGTCATTTCTTTAAAACAAAGTTACTTACAAATGATAAATTGAACTTCTTATCTGATCCTAAAATTGGAGGAGTAATGTAAACAAGGTCTATATCGTTACCGGTTACGGTGTAATTGCCTTGCTCAAATCCTAAAACAGAAGTTTTGTTAAAGTCAATATTTGCTCCAGTCAACACGTAAGATCCTTGGTCAAAGCTTAGTGCTGAATTTTTCCGTAGCCCTATGTCATTCCCTGAATAAGAATAAGCCCCTTGATCTACCTGTAAACGGCTTGCCTTAGTAAGTCCAATATCATTACCCGTAAATGAATAAACTCCTTGGTCTACGTTTAGAATAGAAGTTTTAACTAAGCCTATGTTATTACCCACAAAAGAGTAGTTACCCTGATCTATTGATAGGGTGTAACCAGTCGTTTGCGCGGCAAGTAGTAAGCTCATTACTCGTGGTAAAGGTTAGGACTAACTATCCACTGAAATACTTCTGTAGCTGTTGCAGTTCCTACTAAAATCTTTGCAACCACCTGTAAATATTCACCTGGATTAATTACAATCGGGGCTTCAAAGTCAAACTGTATAGGATTTGATACCGCGCCAACTGCCGCGCCAACCGGAAAAGAAATAACCCCTAAAGGCTGAATCCTTCGCGCTTTTGCCGTTGCTGTTACGAATGATCCTGTATCTGCAGTAACAGTTCCTAAAGATAATTGAGTGCCACCCCATGCCAACGCTACTCCAAAAGTTGAAGCGGTTGTGGCTACTGCTGCGACCGTATTAACGCAATCTATTTTAATACCTCTTAGTTTTATCGTTCGCGGTGTTTGGTTAACACCACCCGCAGGGTTAAGCCATGATGCTATGATTACATCTGTAGCACTTGTTGCCGGGGCGTTCATTTGGAAAATACCTCCTAAAAAAGCACCTAATGCCGCTGTGGTGTTTGTTGCCGCTGCCGCTGCTGGTAGTGCCGCGTTAGCCCATTGTACCTGAGAAGAACCCATTGTACCACCGTTCATACCTTGTAGACCTAAACCAAAAGAGGCCATTTGATCAGCCCATGTTTGGTTAGTGACAATGTCCATTACAGAAACATTGATGTCTCCAAAACGTGCTATTAAGTTAGGAGAAGCGCCTACTGTACCGTTGTTATATTTTTGAATAAATACAGGTAATGATGAAGTAAGGAAAGGTTGCCCTTGACCTACCGGAACGGTTTGTATTCCATAAAGAACATCATCAACCCAAAATTGAATTTCACCTTCTCCTACTACAATAGTAAAATGCCTTACCTGGTTTATTGATAGCGTAGAAACTAAATCTGTTTTTACTGCCGTTCCTGAGTTGTAGCGTGTTACGCCTTTAAGACCGGCCGAGGTATATTCAAACCATACACCATCTATTACATCTACCGCGCCTGTCGGGATTCCTAAACCCCATTGAAGTACCTCGTTAGCGATGGGTAATTCTGAAAAAGCACATGAAAATTCCGTAGCGATTGGAGCCGTTCCAATAAGAGAAAAGTATCTCCATGATTGTAGGAGAGCAAAGTTACCCGATACCGTTGAAGTTCCCGCTGCGTTGACATTCAAAAACCCGGCTGATTGGGTCATTGTCATCGTGGTAAATGCGTGTCTCCAGTTCGCAGTATTTTGAGCCGTAGCGTTAAAGGTATCGTTGAAAACTACTGTGTCAACTCCAACTCTCAATCTATAGTCAAGAGTTGTTTCAGGGGACCTCATGTATTTTGCCGCCCCTACTGCCCCGTCATGGTTCTCGCTAAAAACGCCAACTTGATTACGGGCTTTATCACCGACTACCAATACTTCGTTACTGGCGTTTACCTCGGCCCCGTTGTTTGATGCGTTACCTAATAATTTAAAAAACCAACTCATATCTTTTTTATTTTAAACCCAAACCCATCTAATACTTAAATCACCTGTGATAAGTCCACTTATAGCCGTGGCGTAAATAGTAAACCCTACCCCTGCAACTATATCCCCTACTATAATCCTAAGCGATACACCCGCAAACCTCGCATCCGTTACCGTGTTTCCAGCGGCAGCCTCTACCATTAAGAAAGCCTCCACAAAAGAACCCGACAAAATACCCGTCTGACCGGTTACCGTCACGCTTCCTTCACTTACAGGAGTAGCCCCAAACGATATAGTAGCCGTTCCCGTCATACGATCGTAATCGCGCCCGCTGGGTTAAAGTCAATTAACAAAGTCTCGCCACTATTCAAAGTGATTGACGATCCATAGTCAGTCCAACCAATCAATTCGTCATTTGTCGCTGTATCATTAGCGAGAACCACATACCTGAACGGTCCAACCGTACCCGATGAAGTCAATGTCAAATCAGCAAGAACCAACGAATAAGTACCGGATGTTTGAGTACTCGATACTGTTACTACGTTTCGTGTTGAAAGTCCGGTGTAACTGATCTGCGTGATGTTACTAAGCTGCGTATTGGTAGCCAATGGCAATGTGTTAGTCAAAGCAACTACGATCTGATCGCTCCCCAGGTTGTGAACCTTCTCGGCCAAAGCCTCTACAAACGAATTGAATTTATTGTACGTTGCCATGTTAAATATCTATAAATCTTAAACTTGTCTTAGTCAAAACCTCCCCGTGATAATTAAACAGCGGATAGGTCGTTGCATTGTCATTCAAAAAGTCTAGCGTAGTTTCTTGATAAGATACCGCTATGCTTTGTAATTCTTTTACGTGTGAGCTTATCTGAATAGCTTCTACTGGTTCAGATTGTGGGTTAACCTTAGAGGTAACCCCATAGCTCGTTAAATTTAGTTGATTGTTTTTTGTAAGTCTTGCTAATGCGTAATAAGATACAATCGGCTTTAACCCGTAGTGTTTTTTACTCACTCCATTAATGGTCCACGTGGAACCATTAAGCAAAGCCTGATAAGCCGTGTACATCTGATCGGCCTGAACGAATACCTTAGTAATAAAATCAAGATACAGTGGAGCGCCCAAGATCGAGAACAAGTCCAATACCTGAGCCTCGTTAATAAATACCTCTACCCTTTCCTGAGGGATGTTTTTTGAAATAGGACGGTAAGCCGCCATTTCTTCGCGTGTAACTATTAGGCTATCCATCTGCTATGTTCGGGTCGTTGTTTGGATCGCTATCTAAAAACAATGCTATCTCATCTGATGAAAGGCCAAACTTACCAAGCATTAATTCTGCCTGCTCTCTTGTGATTGTTCCTTTTTCAAAGTCGGCAACATACTTTCTGAGGTTGCTAAATTCTTTGCGGCTTAACTTGGTAATGCCTGAATTAACAGCCGTTACCGCTGTAGCTGCCTGGACAGTATAGGTCTGCTCCTTTATCTTAAAATCTGATGCAATAGGCACATCCCAAAAAGAAAACAGGTACTTTAAAACTCTACTAACCGCTGCCCTTTTGTTACGGGTAATTGAGTTAAAATAAATGTAAGCCTGCTCCATGTTCTGCTGATTGAACATTCCAGTTTCAGGGCGAACCCCTAAAAGTTCCTTAGGCATCGCGTAGTTCTCCATGATTGCAGCCATAGAGGAACTTTCCGTGTACTGCCATTGAGTATCTACGTTAGTAGGTGAAAGAGTCTTAACCATCTTATCAATGTCAAACTCTCCATCTACTTCAATTCCTAAAATACCATTGGCACCTGTAGAACCTTTCTTCTTTCTAAGCTCCTCTATAAGATTATTGCGCTCCCCGTTAGCATTGGTAGGAGGTACCGCGATAATTGTAGTAGCCATGAACCCATTCTGTAAAGCAGATACTTTGTAAACACCGGCTTCATATTGGGTTTGTGCGTGTTCAAAAACTGGATCAAATGTTGACTTAGGGTACTGTCCTTCTTCTGGAGTCCAATAGAATATCTGACCTTTGTAGTTTTCAATACCATCGCAGTCGGCTATTTCCTGAGCTACTACTTCTGGATCAGGATTAAAAATATGATAAGACACTACCTTTCTAGTGGTATGTTGTGCCTTCATGTGATCTTGTTCCCAGTTGGTAGAGTATTTGATTTCGTCTACTCTACCGCTTTCGTCCGCCAGTCCAAGCCGGCAATACTCAAAAGGAATGTGATTGATTGAAGCTATCCGATCCT